GCGCCGTCGCTCGTTGACGCGAACACAGTGAGGTTCGCGACGGGCGACATGGTCGTCCAGGGCCGCCACATCGGCCTCACGGCCCCCGAGGACGTGAAGGTGGCCTCCGGAACGCAGGGCAAGAAGCGCATGGACTACATCTGCGTCCACTACAAGAGGGACGTGAGCGGCGCGAACCCGACGCTCGTTGAGAAAGTCGAGTGGAAGGTGCTGCAGGGCACGCCGGGGGCCACGGCAACCGCGCCGTCGCTCACAAGCGGGTCCATCCTGAACGGCGACGCCGACGTCACCGTGCCGGTGTGCTCGGTGAGCTTCGACGGCCTGACCACGGGCGCGCCCAAGCTCATCATCCCGACGCTGACCCCGCTCGCGACGCTCGGGGATTCCGTATCCCAGTGCACGCGCCTCTGGTACAGGGACTACAACACAAGCGTAGAGCCCTCCGCCGTCACGTTCACCGCTCCCGGCGGGCTAGACAGCTACGACTACCTGGTCTTCTTCGGCAAGACGAACGAGTGGAAGCGCACGTCCGCGACGCTGTCGAGAGACGCAGGGTTCGGCAACCAATACTTTCAGCTGGCGGCGCCGTATGCCCCGACCGGAGGCGCTGACATATACGAGCGAATGACGGGCTACAAGGTGGCCTTCAGCGGCGAGAGCGTGACAGTGTCGCCCCAGTGGTACAACGAGGTGCACTTCAGTGCGAACGGGTGCGACGTGTCTAAAGGCAAAGGCGTCCCTTTGTACGAGGTGATCGGCGTGAGACGCCTGCCCTAGACGCAATAAGTGATGCACGCGCCGAAGCCGGAGGCGTAGGTCTTCGCCGTACCGTAGTTGTAAATGCAGATGTTGCCGTCGTAGCCGACGCACAGGTAGACGTCGCCCACGAGCGGCACGCGGATGTCGTCGCCGCAGCGAAGCTCCCTCGGCATCGTGCCGAGCTTCGTCACCGCGCCGGTACTGCCGGACCAGAAACCGTCCTTTGTGCGACGGTACGAGACCGTCACGACCTTGCCTCGCCGCCAGGCATGGAGGCTGTCGTCCGCCGCCCCTAGGCCAATCCGGGATACGGAATGCTAGAGGCCAGTGAGGGGCAGCGTCGGGACGAGCGGCTTAGGCCCCGAGCACGATGAGCCAGTTGATGCGCACGTTGCCGCCGACGCCCACGCCCTCGAAGCGGGCCCAGATGCCGCCCGAGGCAGGGGAATAGTACGTATGTAGGCCGTGGAGCGTCTTCTGGGAGACGTAGTCGCCGTTCATCGCCACGATCACGTCCTTGGACTGGTCGAAGTAGCGGCCGCAGATGCGCTTGAACGTGTCCTTGGTCATGAGCGAGATGGCCTGGCCGTAGTCGTCGGCGCGGGCCTTGTCCACCGTCGTTCCGGGGTAAATGAAGCTCATGGGGTAGAGCTTGTTCGCTGCCCGGGATACGGAATCTCACGCCCTCATGATCAGCTGCTCCACCTGCTTCTGGGCATCGCGGCACACCCGCGCCCTCGGCACGATGTAGTGCTCGTAGGCCGTCGATATGTCGGTATGACCAAGCATTAAGGCGACAGTCTCTATCCCGACGCCTGCCTCCACAGCAAGCGTGGCCCACGTGTGGCGGCACTCCGTCATGGACGTCCACGCCGCCCCCGCCCGCCTGCAGGCCGACCGGATGCGGCGCGCCACGGCGTCGGGCGTCAGGTCGCACAGCCATCCTGTGCGGCCCTTGCGCAGGGCTCGCAGGCGGCGCACCGCGAAGCGGGGGAGCCAGCACGAGCGGGCGCTGCGCTCGGTCTTGGGCGCCACCACGACCTCTTGGCCATGGACCACCTGCCTCGAGCGCCGTATGCGCACCTCGCCCGTGCGCAGGTCGATGTCCGACCAGCGCAGCCCGCACGCCTCGCCTCGCCTGAGGCCGAGCGTAACCGAGCAGATCGCGACGGCCTCGCACTCGTGGCCCCAGAGCGCCCGCAGGTAGCCCGCGGTGCCGGCGGCGTCGAGCACCCTGGGCCGGTGAGCGGCCTTGCGCGGCAGCTCCACTCCGGCGGCCGTGGGGTCGTACATCCGCACGCCCAGGCGCCTGATGGCCCATCGGATGACCTGCCGCAGCGTCTTGTACGCCTTCTCGGCTGCGCCGGCCTGCTCGAAGCCGTCCACCCACGACTGCACGTCCTCCGGCGTGATCGCGTCGAGCTCGGCGTCGGCCCATCGCGGAAAAACATGCAGCTCCAGGGCGCTGCGGTAGCCCTCCAGCGTCGACGCCCGCAGGCGCTTCGACTTATCGGCCATGTACTCGGCGGCAGCATCTCTAAATAGCATTTTCAACCTCGATTCAATTGAAAATCCCCGACGTCGGAGCAGCGGAAGCCCGCGCTCATGCCTGGGATTTTTCCCGACAAAGAAAGGAGCTCGCATGGCTTTGATGGGAGTCTCGGCCGGGCCCTCCGTCCGGCTCGCCACGGACGGCGGCGGAAAGCCCGTCGTGGAGACGGACCCGCCGGAGGCGCCGGAGGGCTTCGCCGCGACCTACACGCTGGCCGACACGGGCGAGCGCATCGAGCAGGTCTGGAGCGTCGAGCCGAGGTCGCGCGGTGAGGACGCGCTCGCCGTGGCCGCCATGGCCGCGCGCGGGCTGCCGGATGCCGACGCGGTGAAGGTCCCGCCGCTGTTTCCAGCCTGGTACGTCGGCGTGGCCGAGTACGCAGCGGGGGAGCGTGTGGAGCGCAAAGGCTCGCTCTACCGCTGCCTCCAGACGCACCAGCCGAGGCTGGGCACCGAGCCCGAGGCGACGCCGTCGCTCTGGGAGAGAATCGAAAGATAGGAGTACACATGTTCTACGGACAGTTCGTGTCGGGCGCCGTCTACCTCACCACCGACGGCACAGGCCTCCCCATCCACGAGGCCGCCGAGCCGACGCCGGGAGCGGGCTACCACACCTCGCTCGCCTACGAGCAGCACGACGGGGCCATCTGGCAGGTCTGGGCGCTCGTGCCGGACGCGGGCACCGCCCAGGACGCCGCGCTCATGCTCGCACAGATCCAGGCGGCGAAGCTGAGCGACGACGACGCGCTGAAGGTTCCTGCCCTCTTCCCGCGCTACGAGAAGGGCCACGTCTACGCCCTGGGCGACCGCGTGCTCTGGCAGGGCGCGCTCTACAAGGCCGTCAGCGGCCACACCGCCACGGCGGAGGACCCCACCGCAGACCCGCAGCACTGGGCAAAGGTCGTGCCCGCAGCCGACGGCACCGAGACGGTCGCCGAGTGGGTCAGCGGCAAGACCTACGCCAAGGGCGACCGCGTGACCAAGTACGGCCAGGTCTACGAGTCCCTGATGGACGCGAACACCTTGGAGCCCGGCGTGGTTGGCAGCGACTCCGCATGGTCCCTCGTGGCCGCGTAGGGGGTGCCGCATATGGAGCAGGCCTTGACGGCTGCCATCCAGTGGGCTGTGCCCGCGGCCCTCGCGGCCCTCGCGGCCTCGCTCATGCGCCTGTACAAGGTCATGGACGCGATGCAGGAGGGCACGAGGACGATGCTGCGTAGCCGCCTTGTGGACCTCCACGAGCGGTACGTCGTGAGCGGCGCGGGGTGCCCGGACTGGGTCAAGCAGGAGGCCTCGCAGGTGTACGCCGCCTACCACGGGATGCACGGAAACGGTACCGGCACGCACTACTACCAGGAAATCATCAATGCCCCTATCAGGGGGGAATCGGAGGATTAGCCAATGGAAGCAATCAAGGGCTGGGGCCGCGCTGCCCTCGTGCGCGCCGTGAAGACCGGCGCACAGACGCTCGTGACCCTCATCGGCACCGGCGCGGTCGGCATCACCGACCTCGACTGGCCCGCGCTCCTCAGCGTGACCGCCACCACGATGGTGCTCTCTTTGCTGACCAGCGTCGCGGGAGTGCCTGAGGTGGGCGACGGCGAGTCGCCGCTGCACATGAAGTCGGGCGAGTAGGGGAGTGAGGCATGCTGGCCGTCGCCGCCTCGCGCGGGCGTGCCGCCTCATGGTCGCCGTGGTGGTGGCCGAGGCGGCCGCCCTCGCGCTGCTCGTGACCGCTTCGCAGCCTGCGGGCAAGCCCGCGTGGAGACCGGGTAAGGCGATCGTCTCCGACAGGGCATACGAGCCGCCCATGAGGCTCGTCGTGGAGCCGGACACGGGGCGGACCTACACGGTCGCCGAGTCCGGCTCCGTCCATTTGATAAGGGAAGGCGACAGATGATGCCAAGCATCGACAAGCTCTGCGAGCGCATGCGCTACTGGTGCGACGAGGGCAATTTAGGCTACTGCCAGGAGCACCGTCAGGACATCCGTGTGGGCGGCGAGGCGGACTGTTCCTCGCTCGTCATCCATTGCCTGAAGGAGGCCGGTTTCGACACCGGTTCCGCGAGCTATACCGGCAACATGAGCGCCAATCTCTGTGCCCGAGGGTGGAGGCGCGTCGCAAACAACGGCAACCCGCAGCGCGGCGACATCCTGCTCAACGACGCGCACCACGTCGCCGTCTACATTGGCAATGGCCTCCTGTGCCAGGCGAGCCGCAACGAGCTCCACCGAGCCAACGGCGGGCAGCCCGGCGACCAGGACGGCTACGAGACCAACACCCGCGGCTACTACAACTACCCGTGGAGCTGCTACCTGCGGTACGCCGGCGCGCAGGGCACGGCGCCCGCGCAGCTCGTCGTCGACGGCTACTGGGGCCGCGAGACCACGCTGCGCCTGCAGGAGCTCTTCGGCTGCCCGTACAAGGACGGGGTCATCTCCTCGCAGTGGCAGGGCGACGCATGGCGCCATGCGGCGTGCACGAGCTTCCAACACGATGTCAGCGGCGAGGGCTCCGTTACCATCGCGCGCCTGCAGCAGCACATCGGCGTGACAGCGGACGGCCTCTGCGGCAAGGACACTATCAACGCCCTCATCAAGCATTTCATGCCGGTGTCCGGCGCCACCGTCCTGGACGGCAAGCTCGATGCCGCCTCCGTCACCGTCAAGGCGATGCAGCGCGCGATCAACGAAGGGAGCTTCTGATGCCGTACCCGTCTCCCGCCGACGAGCGCGAGGGAGACCTGCTCAACCTCGTGCTCTTCCTCATCGACCTCGCTTTGGTGTTCGTGGCGGTGCCGATGTGCCTCATGGGCCTGCTCTAGCTGTGACCTGCTGTGACCGCGCTGTGACCTAACTCGAACTTGCTCGAACCTTACTCGGACCCGCCGCCTTCCCCGAGAGGGGAGGGCGGCGTTTTGCTGTCTCGGTAAGTTAAAGCTCGAGACAGCACACGTTGTCGTTGGCACACGTCGGCATTTGGGCACTCTTTGTTGGCACAAACTGGCCCATTATCGACATTACAAATTGGAATAACCGCAGCTAAACAGTACAGTAAGGTTTCGATAATAGTTCCTCATAATCCCTGGGTTGCAGGTTCGAATCCTGCTGGGCCCACCATCTACTCAAGGCCAGGGGCTTCGGTCCCTGGCCTTTGCGCTATCTTTGCTTGTTGTCGCTCCTTTACCTTGCCGTGGGGCCGAATGTGCCCCTCCAGACCGAAACCGGAGGTCATCATGACCGAGAAGACCATCACGCTCCGCACCATTGCCGCATCCTCTACGGCGCTCGGCATCCTCGTCTGCGTCTACGACGCGATCATCACCGTTTTGTCCGGAGCGAGCGACACCAGGCTCATCTTCGTCGCCATGAGCGGTATCGCCGCCATCTTCTATGGGTTCCTCATCCTGCGCGCCTTGAACGAGAACGCAGGCCTCTACAGCCTCAAGAAGAAGGCCTCTTCGTCCTGGATCATCCCCGTGTGCATGCTCGTCGGTACCTTCACCGTGCCCGACGAGGGGGCCGCGCTCTTTGTGATCCCCATCGCGATCCTGCTCGTGGCAGCTGTCGCGCTCGATGTCTACCTGCGCAAAGCCGCTTAA